TTTTGTTTTGACCCATCCCCAAATAATCGTTACTACACCAGTTGACAATTTCTTTGATAGCATATTTTCCGTACCAAATACTTTTAGGAAACTTGCCACGTTCACGTACGATGTCGTTGAACACTCTGTACTTGCCTTCGTCTTTAAGTGTGTGTATTACTTTTTCAAATGGGGATTTGTCTATCATTAAACTCTCTGTTAATTAAAAAATTATTTATCTTTTGTAGTTTTAAGTGATAGTTTAACTGTTTTGTTGGGTTTTAATTGTATACAGATGTATATTTAAATAAACTTGCTACCTTGTGTAGCCAAACAAGAAGGAGGTATTTCGTTATGGAAATGCTTAATAAAGTAAAAGCGTGGGCAGGTGCATTAGCAGATGTTGGTGTTAGCCTAGCAGCTTTAGCAATCGTACTAGAAGTTCTAGGTATGGGCAATATGCCATTCATGCCAGCAGGACTTTCAGTGGTTGATAACGTGTCAGCAATGATCGCATCACTGGGTGCGCAAGGCGTTATGGGCTTGATTGCAATCTGGGTGCTATGGGGAATTTGGAACCGTAAGTAACCAGTAACTTGGTAGAGGGATCTTAGCCCTCCCTCTACCCTTTTTTATTTGAACCAGGCTATCTTTTCACCCGCAGCTTTTCGTTTATCATACTCTTCTACCGTGCTTGGATATCTCCAACAATACACAGCAACCAGTATCATAAAGCCACCTGTCCATAGTGCAGCTTTAGTATTGCCTGTTGCAAAGTATGTAAATGCAACCGTGGTTGTCATTGTTGCAATCATAAAGTATTTGAGTTTAAGTGGAAACACTTTCTTCTCACTCCAGTTGGTTAGGAATGGTCCAAACAGCTTGTGATTGTATAGCCAATTGTGCATCCTCTCTGAACTCTTTGCAAAACAATAAGCAGCCATTACAACAAAGATGCTCCAAGGCAGTCCTGGCAGTATCACACCCAAGTAGGCAATGCCTAGTAAAACAAAGCCGCAACTGGCCCAAAAGATTTTCTTGATATTCATAGCATATCCTTTCGTGAAGTACTTATGGTAAATATAGTAACGGAGAAACAAATGCGAGCGCAAGATATTATAAGAGCAGTGTTGGATGTATTGGATACACAAGAAGAAAACATCACAGTTGATGTTGATAGTGTAGTACCCAATGAACCAGGCGAACAGAACAGCAGATTCAAACAGATATTCCATATGTTGAGCCAACGCAACAAGCCAAGACAATACAGCAACTCGCCACAGGAAGGTGTAGAAGATATTGAAAGCGTAACAACCAATGCAGGTGGCGGAGTGAATGGCAGCAAACACCCAGCAGATATCAGAGGCGAGCACCCAAGATTATACGGAGATAACTAATGGCAATTTTAAGTAACATAAACCCAAATAGACCGCAAAGAGGCAAAAGGTCTGTGAGATTATCAGGAGAAGCATCTCCGCAAGAAATACCTCTATATGCTGGCACGGTGGTATTGATTGCCAACGGCTCGGGAACAACCTTTACACTGGCTAATGGTCAAGAAGGACAGATGATGACCTTTGTGGCAAGTTCAGATGGTGCCGGCAACATAAATGATATTAGAGTAAATTGTAGAGCAAGATACGCATTTGACAGCAGCGGCGTAAGAATCACAGGTACTAGTAGCACAGCAGAATGGGCACCATTCAATGCTACACAAGAACATTCAATGGCCTGGGCAGTATTCACAGATGGCGAATGGTGTTGGAGTCAAGGTACTAACGAGGAATAAGGAATAGACAATGGCAGATTTTCAAGACCTAAGAGTACAGAGAAATTTGTTTGGCAGCAGCCGCTCACCATTCAACGGATGGGTGTATGAAAGCAACTACAAAATGTTTGTGTGTGACCCAGACAGCGTTCCAGACAGCAGAGCAAAGTTTGACAGCGTTGGACACAGAATGATGAACGCAATCAATCCTAACTGGGTTGTGCTTAGAAGCCACACAGGACAGATAATGATTTTGGTGGACGGCAACCGTTGGGACTCAGCCTCTATCAAGCAAACAATGGATGAGCAAGTGTATCAGGCCACACTTGGAGATACTGCTTGGACGGTAACAGAATCAACAGGTGCTTGGACATATAACGCACTTGACGGTGTTACACACGGCACAGACGGTGGCTTTCTTGTGATTGACATCAACTACAGTTATTGGCGTTCGGCGATAGTTGGCAGTGTGGTTTATGATGCTAACACAGAAAATGAACTCAATGAAACTATAACTTTTGACATCACCAACGCAAACCCCAACACCTTTACAGGTGGTTTGAACGCCAATGAACTGGCAATATGGAATGCGTGGCAAAGTTGGCCACACGGTGAATGGAATCTTGGCAACTATGACACAGGACGCTACAACGAGTTTCCATTGGATGTGCCTGTGAGTTTCAACAATGTGCGTATGTTTGAAGTTACCGTGGACGCTATGGACGATTGGATCACAGACAACTACGGCACAGATGCCGGCGAAGAAAACGATATGGACGGTGCAAGTGACAGCCAACTATGGAGAGCAGGATCACCGTTGAGCAGTGTGTTGGGTGCGTTAAATCCTATCTGTTGGACATTTCGTTTGAAAGGCGACGAAAGTGACGCAGTCGATCAAAAGTCTAACAACCTTGTGTTTATGACAGACAACTCAACTAGTATGGAAGATGTTTGGCAAAAGTTGGAATCAAGCATCAAGTCAAGCAGTAACAACAATGGTCCAGACCCAAAATTGGTAATCAATCCATATTGGGGTGTAAGACCAGCATAAGGAATAAGCAATGGCAGCAAACGGTATATCAACACTTGCTAACAAACAGCTAAGACAAGTAGCAAAACTGGATCTTGCACAAGCAAAACGCAAGGGTAGAGTGATCACAGAAGGCGGCGGCACTTGGAGTGACAATGGTGTTGATGACGCAACGGCAAACTATGCTCGTGCCAACAGTATGTACGATCTAACTGCACTGCCTACAAACTATAATGTAAATGCAGTAAATGATATAGCAAACCCAGATGGCTTATTAGCAAAACGCCCTTGGATAACAGCACAAGTTATCGCAGAACCAGAAACACTAAGTGATGCTATTATTGGCGGTGGTGGTGATCTTACTGACCTACAGATTTGGTATGATGCCGCAGACACAACAACTATAATTCCTAATGCTATGGACGAAGGACAGATCACACAATGGACTGACAAATCTAACTTTGCTCACAATGCCAATCCAGATGGTGGTAGTGCCAAACCCACATACGAAGATACTACTCCACAAAACGGTTATGGTTATATTGAGTTTGACGGGGTAGATGATAGGCTCACTATCAATCCGTTCACACAACTTGCGGGTGCCACAGGATGGACCATGTTTGTGGTTGCACAAAAGACAGATGGTGCAGAACTAAGTGGGGCGCTGACAAGAACAGACCAAGGCGACCTACGCATTGAACTTGCCGCAACAGGCAGTGGCGTAACGGTTACAACCGCAGGACAAACAGAAATTTATGCAAGCCAAAGTGACACTAACTGGAATGCGTGGACATTGGTTTATGAAGCATCGCAACCTGCGGTGTTTAGAAAGAACGGTAGCACACTTACTCCTGTGAGTGCTCGTACCCAAGATGCTACACTGAATGCCAGCAACAACGAGATGTATATAGGTGGTAGTGCAAGTGATGTATGGCCAGGCAACATCGCAGAAGTTATTATGTTCTCAAGAACACTTACAGCAACAGAATATGGCAACGTAGAAAACTATCTTATCAACAAGTGGGACTTGTAATAGATGGCAGGTAACGACAAATATATAGATTGGCACAGTGCTGTCGCACTAGGTAAAAGCTATGGTAACAGTGCCCGAAACATTTTTGGTTACAATGAAGCTATCAGCACAACTTTTATCCCGGCCTGGGAACTTACCGTACAATATCCTTGGCCCACAGCCGCTGACACAATGACCCTACGCTGGAACACAGCAGACGCAGGCTACACAATCCTTATCCGTGGCCTGGATGCTAACTACGATGAGATACAAGAAACCATTACGCTCACAGCAACTCCTGTAACACAGACAACACAAAACCAATATATAAGAATAAATGATTTAATCACAGTTGGAAACAACAATGGTGATTTCAGCAACCCAGCCAACAACATTGACCTAACCAATGCGGCTAACACTGAAACCTATGCTCGTATAAGAGGGGGCGACGGCAAGAATCAAGCAAGTATCTACACCGTGCCAAGAGGCTATCAGTTTGCTTTGCTTCGTATATCAGCGTTCTGTGCTTCAGCCTCGATCAACAATAGAACACTGGCATTCCGCAATGTAGCAAGAAATACAAAAACAGGCGTTGTACTTCGTGTTGCTGAAACAGAGTTTCTTGAGCAGATGACTATTGACAGACAAGTACCGTTTGTTTATGATGAATGCACAGATGTAGAGTTCCAACTAAAAGGATCAGCAGGCACACAGTTTATTGGTGTGTTTGGCGAAGGCATCCTACACGAGAAAGACAAACAATCACATTTGAATAATCTTGAACTGGGCTTCTAAATAGATTAACCCCTGCTAACTTTTACAAGCACTTGGGAGTTTCAAAGTCCGGTTACTTGAGATTTTGTTAACAGGGGCGTTACTTTAATGTACTTTGTTAAAAAGGGCTATGCCCACCTACTTGAAATTTGTTGTTGTTGTAAACTTATTTAGTTTTATTGCCGCTTACGAAATCGTAAAACATATTGGCTGCTTCTAGTACTTTCTCAGCACCTGGCACTTCTGGCATTGTCACTTCAGTAACAACTTCGTCACCGTCTTTTTTCATAGAGGTTTCAAACTGACCCCACTTGGCGTGATAGTCTTGCCATACATTGTTCTGTGCGAACTCCAATACTTTTGTGCGGATTTCGTAGCCGTTTTTATTTGCACGGACTTGTGGCATTGCTGATTTCATTGCTTCAGCGAATTGTTCAAATTGTTTTGTTACTTGTTCATTCATAGTGTGTGTCTCCTGTGTGTAAATGTTGGCTAATATGCTTAATATACAAGCCAACTTTATTTATGTCAAGTTATTTTTCGTTGCGCAACTTTTTGTATTCAATCATTACTTGTTTGGCTGCTTCGTGATAACCTTGGCGTGATAGTTCTGCTGCGGCTCTTGCGTGTCCAGCAATCAATAGTGTGCGTTGAAATCCGTTCCATAGTTTAACCAATGGATTTACTGTGTAGTTCATTACTAGTGCGGTCATTATACCCATCCTTGTAAGTTTTTGTTTGTTTCAGCAAATCTTTTGTAATCTGCATCTTCGTGAGCCACTGCCCAAATATCTCCGCGAGCAAGACCAATGTCGTTTAATTCACGGTCGCTCAGCCTGTTCAACTCTTTGATGGTTGCATTTACTCTTTGTCTGTGATCATAACTTCTTTTTAAGTCACGGAAGAAGTCTAGTACCGCTGCGATGTGCAGGGCGTTTCCTGCTGCGATGATTGCTTGTGTCATTTTGTTTTTTCCTAATGTATATGTATATGTGATCCGAGTCTAACCTTTGTTAGTTTTACTCCTTGTACAAATATATTTAACACAAAAAACCGAGTAATACTATCAACTTTTTTGCATTCTCGTTATGCACGACACGCATACCTATTGTTACAAAACCTTTGGCAAATCTTCATAAAACTGTTACAAACTTTTGTTATACTTTTGTGTAAATAACGGCGTAAGGATTAGTCCTCCTTACAGTTATTGTGAGCGACGGGGTAAAGCCGTCAAGCAAAGGAGAAAGAAATGAGACTATTATCGATGATAGTTGCCTTGTGGGCAACAGCCACTATGGCACAGGCACGAGACAACATTCAAATCGCAGGCTCGTCAACAGTACTACCATACGCTTCAATCGTAGCAGAAGCATTTGGTGAAAACTTCGACTTCCCAACACCAGTTGTAGAATCAGGTGGATCAGGCGCAGGCCAGAAACGGTTGTGCGAAGGCACTGGTACAAACACAATTGACATTGCTAATTCAAGTTCAATTATGAAACCAGAGACAGCAGAATTGTGCAAAGCAACAATTGGTGATTTCGCAGAGGTACGAATTGGCTATGACGGTATTGTATTTGCTGCACAGCATTCAAACAAAGGCTTTGATGCTATGACAGAAGAACAACTGTATCACGCACTAAAAGCAAACAGCCCGTACACAAACTGGAATCAAATTGATCCAAGTTTGCCAGACACAGACATTCTAGTGTTCCTTCCAGGCACCAAGCACGGTACTCGTGAAGTGTTTGAAAAGAAAGTTATGATTGCTGGTTGTAAAGCAGCAGGTGAATTTGACAAGACATTAGACAAAAAAGCAGCAGAAAGAAAGTGCTACGAAGTTCGTAAAGATGGATTGAGTGTTGATATCGACGGTGACTATACAGAAACACTAGCGTCAATGGAAGCAAACAAAGGCGGCATCGGTGTGTTTGGTTTGTCGTTCCTACTGAACAACACAGAATCAATCTACGCAGCAAATATCAGTGGTGTTGAAGCAAGCACAGAAACAATCGCAAGCGGTGAGTATCCAATCAGTCGTCCGCTACAGTTTTATGTAAAACTAGCACACCTAGATGTAATCCCAGGTATGCGTGAATATATTGAATTCTTTGTATCAGACGAAGTTGCTGGTCCAGATGGTCCACTAGCACAATATGGCTTAGTGAGCGATCCAGAACTATCTGCAACACAAGCAATGGTTGCTGAATGGTAAACACTTGACAAACACCACGCTCCGTGCTATATAGTATGGAGCGTATTTTTTTGGAGACACAAAATGGCATTCACTACTGGATTTATTCCTGTGTTTGAAGAAAAATTCAAACGGTTGTTGAAGGATATTGAAAAAGAATATGACAAACCCAAAGCAGAAAGAGACAAAGGCAAAATGAAAGGCTGGAGTCAAGAGGCAAAGAAGTTACGCAAGTTGTTTAGAGAATGCAAGGAACAAGTGGGAACAAAATGTTGTCCCCATTGTGGAGAAGAAATAGATACGTAATATTTGTGAGAGCGATGGTAAAAATCGCAAACAAAGGAGAGAACCGTGGAACTACTCACACTATGGAGCCTTGTTGGCTTCTTGCTCGCTGCCTATGCAGTTATAGCAAACGATTCAGTGCAAACGCTCGGCACGTGGATGGCATCAAACAATGAGCGATTCAACTATAAAGTACTATGGGCAGCCGCTTCGGCTGTTTTATTATATACACTCTGGTATGGGTGGTATATGAACGGCGGCGATATTTCGTATGGACGCCTAAACAAAATACCATTCCAAGAAGTGCAATGGTATCACGCAGCCGCACCTGCTATACTTGTACTACTAACAAGAATGGGTGTGCCAGTTAGCACAAGTTTCCTAGTGCTGTCAGTGTTTGCTAGTACCTTTGTACTAGAAAAGATGCTGATGAAAAGCATTATGGGTTATGGTGTAGCAGCCGCATTTGCATATGCAGTATGGTTTGCAATACACAAGTTCTTTGGACAATGGTATGATGAAACTAAACCTGTTAGTGAAGGCAATAAAAAGTTTTGGCGTGTAGCACAATGGGTTGCAACAGGCGGACTTTGGTTCACTTGGTTATCACATGACATTGCCAACATTGCAGTGTTCCTGCCTAGAGCAATACCTTTAGATCTAATGGTATTCATTAGTATTGTATTTGTTGGCGGCTTGTTCTTTATGTTTAGAGAGCGTGGCGGCAAGATCCAACAGATTGTATTGGAAAAACACAACACTAGATATGTGAGAAGTGCAACACTGATTGACTTGTTTTATTGGTTATGCTTGTACTTCTTCAAGGAACTGAACGACATTCCTATGAGTACAACCTGGGTGTTTGTAGGTTTGTTAGCAGGTCGTGAGTTGGCAATGGCAACATACTTTGGCAAGAAGAAAACCAAATCAGTATTTCCACTGGTTGCAAAGGACTTTGGTAAGATGATGGTAGGTTTAGGTGCTTCAGTAGCACTTGTATTAATGATCCATTATATTATTTTACCAAACGGACTATAAATACTTGACAGCGCAATCCTACAGTGTTATAGTTGTAGGATTGTAGCCAACAGACACACAGAACATAAGGAATATTATTATGATTGAAGGATTTAAACCACCTTGTACGGTTTTTCAAACTCGTGTAAGAGACGAGAGTATTGATGGGCCTAACCCATATCGTTGGCAACAAACAACCAGTGATGAATTATTCAAAAACAAACGTGTAGTGCTATTCAGTTTGCCAGGAGCATTTACTCCTACTTGTAGCACATACCAGTTGCCAGGCTTTGAAGAAAACTATGACCGCATTTGTAATGCTGATATCGATGAAGTTTATTGTATCAGTGTAAATGATGCATTTGTAATGAACGCTTGGGCTAAACAGCAAGATATTAAACACGTAAAAGTTATTCCGGATGGATCAGGTAACTTTACCCGCTTCATGGGTATGTTGATTGGTAAGAACCATTTGGGCTTTGGCTTGCGTTCGTGGCGCTATATGTGTGTTCTTAATAATGGTGTAGTAGAGAAGTGGTGGCAGGAACCTGGCATCAACAATGATGGAGATGACAATGATCCGTATGGTGAAACAACTCCAGAAAAATGTATTGACTTTTTGGAAAAAGATGTTATTATAAACATAGACTGATACAGTTCGGGTTGTTCCGTAACGAACACGCAGGAGGCCACGGTTAGCCTCCTATTTTTTTATTTGAGATAATTATTATTAAAGAGAGGTGAATATGTATACAGGCCCTTTTTGGTATGAAATTGATCATTGTTTACCAGATGATTATAGAAAAAATATGCTGAAAGTTGCAAAGAAAGCAACCTATACAAGATATGGCCAACACGCAAAAAAAGACAAAGAACGTACAATGCATGGTATTAGCCGCAATGTTGGTTATTTGGATATCAAACCTTTGTTGAAATGTGTCAATATTTTACCACACAATGTTTACCTGTTACATAACCCACCTTATGATCCAGTGCCTAGACACATTGACTTTGTTCAGTACACAAAAAAGACCAGTAGTGTAAGTTGGTATCTTTCGCCATCATTGGACGTGTTTGCACCTGTAGATTTTTTTGATGAAAATGAAAATAAACACACATATCATTATAAAAACAACGCTGTGATATTAAATACAGGTGAGTGGATACACAGCGTAACCAATAACGAACACGATAGATATATGTTACAATTTGCATATGAAGAACCTATCGATTGGGTTATTGAGAATGTGAGGTTTACACCAATGTAATTAATTTAGGAGGGCAAAATGATTACAGAAATGAAATTTATGGAAAGAAGTTTGCTATTTGCAAATCTTGCACAAATAGCTTACAGTGATGATGTTGAGCACGTGGCAAAAGAAGTTCGTAAACTTGGGTTTACAACTGTAGAATTTTACAATAGAGAAGGCGCACAGGCATACCGTTTTATGAATAAAACAGATTTGGTTATAGCGTGTCGCGGCACACAACCATCAGAGTTCAATGACATTAAAGCAGATTTAAATGCGGTGCCTGTTATGGCCGAAACTGTCAGTAGAGTACACAAAGGTTTCAAAGCCGAAGTTGATGAACTCTGGCCAATGGTGCTGGAAGATATTGACAGGAAAAAGAATTCAAACAAAAAACTTTGGTTCTGTGGTCACAGCTTGGGTGCTGCCATGGCAACAGTAATGGCCAGTCGTTGCCATCTTTATGAAGGTATAAATCCTGTAGAAGAATTATACACGTTTGGTTCTCCTAGAGTTGGATGGAAAGGTTACTGCAACAGTTTAGGTATTACACACCATCGCTGGGTAAACAACAATGACATTGTTACTAGAGTACCATTGGCAGTGATGGGGTATAAGCATCACGGCACAGAACACTATATGAATGCATATGGTCTTGAACGTAAATTAACAACCTGGCAACGTGCTAAAGACCGTTGGAGAGGAATGTGGATGGGTATTAAACAAGGATCAATTGATAATTTCAGTGATCACAGTATGGTCAACTATATTTCCAACATCGAAAAAATGTTATAAATACTATATGAGAAGACGCACTAGAAGTATATTAGAAGAACTGAGTAATATCCGTGTTGAAGAACGTGGGGACGACTTTATCCAGACAACTGGCACTAACATAATTGATAGTGCGGTAAACCTACTTGAGCAAATACACAAAATCTATGATGCAGATGAAGCTATTGATCTTGAACGCAGGTTAATAAACAGTATCAAAGCAGGAAATAGTAAAAAATTCAAAGTAGGTGTTGAAAAAATCAAAGAAAGCAAACGTTAATGGATTTTATAAAAGATTTGCAAGAGTCGAGAATGACACGTGATGCAAGAAATCAACGTTTGCTTACTTATACCGACTGTAAAGAAAAAGCATATTTGACCATCCTGTGTTTGCAGGCAATGCGTTTTTACCGTAAACACAAAACCGATGCAATGAAATACAGTTACAAGACTGTAATGTATAGAGACTATTCACGTTTTAGAATAGACAGCACTGATTTGTATAATTTATTTTATTTTATTACTGGCGATGAGTCAGCATTGAAAAAATTAAAGAATCCAGGTGCTGCGGCTGCTGAAAGAAAGAGCACACTGATTAGCGTAGGAAAACTAAACGGATTTCTAAGAAGATTAGCAAGTGGTGATGCAGTTACCGCAGAAGATATAAGACTAATTGCAACATTAGAATCTGATTTGAATATCAATAATTTTCATTATAAAGAAATACGTAGAAGACTCAATACTTTTGATACTGATACAACAGCAGAAAGAAAAACCACAATAACACGATTGCTTTTTGCTGCACGTAGCAAATTAAGCGACAGTGATGTAATGCCTATGTTTAGTAAGTTTGCAGGAGATAATAACCTTGAAGACTTTAATGCAACTGATCCTGAACCTAAGATTAGCACACCCGATATAGGCGGTATGGGCAATGTTCAAAATTATAGATTAATTCTTCCGGTTAATACGTTGCCGTTTGTGAGTAGATTTTTAGATATGATCAACAATGGAAAAACTATTCCAGCAAGCATCGCAGGATCGTATTTGCCTTTAGTCCTTATGGTACATGATATTGTAAAAGCAGGTCCTGCATACATAGATCAGCTTAAAATACTGCATAATCGTGCCAAAAGAGCCCGTAAGTAACCTTTTTTATTCTTATTTCATAAATACAATATAGAAAAGTCCACGGAGAGTGGGCAGTCATTTAGAGAACTAAGGAGATAAAAATGGCATCATTCACAAGAACAAACGGCATTGGCCACACACACGATACACAATATAGCGTAGCAAACCTAGTTGGTTTAGAACTAGATGCACTAGTTGACATTTCAGGTAAAGGTGGATTAGATTCAACAATCGAAGCAATGGTACGCGAAGCACAGCCACTGATGTACAAATCAGTTGGTTCAGCAGGTAAAATCTTCTGCATCTGTGATGGACACGCAACATCAGCAGCAGATATGCAAGTTCGTATCCGTGCATTAGGTACAGTTGATTCAATCGACTTATCAAGCGCACTAGTTGTAGAGCGCGACATCGACGACTTCAGCGCAGCATAAGTTTAGACTTATAAAAACAAAGCGTCACTTTTACAGTGGCGCTTTTTTTGTGACTGTAAATAGTGTATGCGTCATTTACCTGAACACAAAGTCACATTTATACATAATCCTAAAACAGCAGGCACCAGTATATCAAATTGGTTAGATGAAAACTTTGTGACTATTCCTGGAAGGAAGCACGGACACATAGTAGAGGTCAATGAATTCTTTCCTAGAACAGAAAAAACTTTTGGTGTGGTTAGAAATCCTTGGGAACGTCTAGCAAGTTGGTATATGTTTTCAAACGGCGGTACCATAAGTTTCAAAGAATGGATGTTAACTAGATTTGTAAATTATCAAAACAGTCTTTCATACCAGCCTTTTTTGTTATGGGCAAGAAATTGGTACAAGTTGGACACTCCGCAGTACAATTGGTTTGGCACACACACTATTATTTTAAAATATGAAAATCTCGAAGAAGAATTTACTCAGATACAAGAATTATTAGGTTGTGATAAACCTTTACCAAAATTAAACACATCAAGAGATTATGATTATAAAGATTTGTATACACCTGAGTTGAAAGATCTTGTTTGGGATGTTTATATGAAAGATATTATAGAATATGGCTACACATACTAAATTTTGTATTAAAACCACAATAGACATTACCAACCACATCAAGGCTTCAAAAGATGATAAACTTTCTTATGGACAAAAACAAAATTTTTTAACGGTTATTAACACAATAGGGTTAAGAGTAAATCCTACTATAGAATCCGATCCTATTACAACAAAGGACAAAAGATTTGGTAATAATACTGTTTGGCAATTGGATTTTGAAACTGAGTATGAAGGTGCTCTTACCGTAGAAATGATGGAGCAGGATTTTATGTTTGTGCCTTTTATTCAAGGACTAAATGAAACAGTAAGGTTTGATAATGCTATTTTTATAACCAGCGGAAAAGATATTAATATTATCTTTGAAATGGATAAATAATGTTAGTGGAAACACTTAGGCATTTATTAAAGGTAACGAAAAGGCTATTTCCTGTCGTAAACAAAATGGAGTAATAAATGTCGACACTTAGATCAACTGCATTAGAAAAAGAGAGTTTAGAAGCTCACGTGGATCTTTGTGCTCTACGTTATGAACAGATGGACAAACGTCTTACCACTGTTGAAGAAAAACTAGATGACATATCGGACCAAATGGCAGCAGGACAAAACAGTCTAGTGAAAGTTATAATTGGTGCAAGCGGTACGATTGTAGCAGGATTACTTTCTACTATTGTTGTAGTTTTAATGCAGGTAAGTTAAAATGCTATTGCGTGAAATTTTTGAAAGACAAGTTTTTGCCAAAAGAGGTAACAAAGTAGTAAGAAAATATAGATGTACCGCAGGTGCTAGAAAAGGCAGGACAGTAACCAATGTAGCACAGTGTTTTGCACCACCTGATATTAAAAAACGTTTTAGGTTGGCAATGACCAAAGCACGTTTAGGATCAAAAATGACTCGTAAAGCAAAAAGAACCAAAAAGACCAATGCAGCGAGTATTAGAGTAAAGGCAATGAATAGATGAAGATCGAAGATTTAACAACCACAGAAGCACCAGTTGAACAAGATCCTGTTAAAGCAGCACAAGAACAATTGCAACAAGCAAAAGAAGGTGTTGTGGCTATTCAAAACCAAATGACACAATTAGCTGCACAAAAGAAAGCAGCAGATGAGCAAGTAAGAGCAGCAACACAGGCAGTAGCCGCTGCACAACGAACCAAAGCGCAACAGCGCACACAACCAGATACAATGGGTACACCTAACACCATGGGTAGTACAGCAGTCTAATGAATTTCAAAGAAATCACAAATGGTATCAGAGTACAAATTTCTTTAGAGGAAAAGGAATTACTTGGTAAAATGGATACGTTAAGTGACTATAGAGAATTTACTGAAAGACAACAATATGTTCTTGACAATTTGATAAGAAAAGATATAATTAAAAAAGTCTTATATCAAGGAAAGTGCTATCTGGTTAACAATGCAACACATAGTTAATGAATTAAAAGCTCTAATCTCTCACGGGGTTAAGACACATCCACTGCCTATTAAAGTAGGCAATTCAATTCGCATTGGTCCGGTTGTTATACGCCAGTGCAAAGATAAAACTTTTTTATTGTTTGATAGCAGAAATCAAGATATGCTAGGAACTGCCTATAGCAAGCACGGCGCTCTAGCATTTGCAAAATTATACAATGAAGATAGAGATGTTTCCATTGTAGAATCATTAGATCGTAAATTTCAAAAATATGACTTAGATGCTAGATTCTATCAATATAGTTTAGATAAAACCAAAAATAATCTAAAAAAAGATGTATTAGATACAAGATTGCAGCTTGCGTATGATGAGTTGCGATCAATTACCCATAAATTAGAACAGTTAATCTTTTATTAGAGATAAATACTTTTAAATAAAAATAGGATATCACCATGAATATTTCAGAGTTTGCAAAACCAGTAACAGCAAAAACACTAAACGAAAGCCTTGCAAAACGCTTTGGTAAGCGCATTGCATTAGAATCATTTACATTAGCTCAACTTCACGATGCACGTAACAAATTAAGAACACGTCTGAGTCAAATTGAAGTTAGTGAAAGTTTTAACACTGTTGTAGAAAGCGACGAATATCAAAAGTCAAAATTGTTCTTAGATGTGTTGAATGCTGAAATTTCAGAGCGTGGTGATATTGAAGAAGAAGCAATCGAAGAAAAGACACACAATAGACGTCCTGATAGTCCAGATCTTGATGACGATGGCGATACCGAAGAACCAATTGCACAAGCAGCTAAGGATGCTAAGAAAAAGAAGAAAGTTTCTGAAGGTGCAGAAGATCAAGCTGAGATTGTTATGGCAGCTAAGGACATGGTTGACAGAGTTACAGGCTGGATGGAAGACACTGCTGAAATGAAAACAGAATCAATGTTGGATCTTGCAGATGCAATTCGTGACGAAATGGGTGTAGAACAAAGTAATGCGTTTGTTGAAACTATCAAAGCAAGTTTAGATGAACTATACACATCAATGGAAGCAACAAGAGGTGCGTTAAGCAGCGGTGTTACAATGTTAACAGGCGAAGGTGAAATGCAAGCGCCAATGGGCGGCGATGATATGGCCCCTGAAATGGACGCAGGAATGGAACCAACAGTAGATATGGATGATTCCGGTGTGGTACCTCCAGCAGATGATGAATTTGCAGCAGCGTCGGCAGCAGCAGGTGGCGATGAGCCTGCAGGCAGAGAAACACGTGAAAGTGTTGATCCACGTAACTTAGCTCGTAAACTTTCAAAAAAAAAGTAACTGAAGAAGTTAATAGCGATAATCTTTATAAACTACTTCGCTTGTTAAAAGCAGAAGGTGTTGAATCTATCTCATTTGAAGATTTAGATAAAATGATGGACAACAGTGAAGTGCCACAATTTAACTATGAAACTTTTGATGCTGCATTTCAAGCAGATGATAGAATTAAAAACATCGTTGGAAACTATACACAAGACGAAATCTCTTTTGTAAATAAAGTAGCCAATGGTGGAGGTGACAAAGACTCAGTAAGTAAAATGGCTAAACGAGCTGTTGACTTATCAGATCTTTAATGCTATTATAAAGCATGACATTAATCAAACCCAAGTTTACATATGAAAAACTCAAACGTGTTGAAATAAATGGCAAACGCCGTTATGCAGCACCAGGTGGCGCACCAGTAGCTAGTGTGACAACTATACTAGGTGAAACAAAAGACAAAACACATCTTATTGCTTGGAAAAAGCGTGTAGGCGAACAGAAAGCACAAGAAATTGTAACTGAAGCTAGTGGTGTTGGTACTCGTATGCACAAATATTTAGAAGATTATATAGAGTTTGGCGAATGGCCTACTGCTGGTAGTAACCCGTATGCACAACAAGCTCATATGATGGCCACTAAAATCAAAGTTTACGCTATGGATGATGTTGACGAAGTATGGGGAAGCGAAGTTCCTCTGTACGTTCCTAACATCTACGCAGGTACAACTGACCTTGTAGGACAATATAAAGGTAATCCTTGCATCATGGATTTTAAGCAGACAAATAAGCCTAAGAAACTAGAATGGGTTGAAGACTATTTCTTACAACTTACAGCATATGCAATCGCACATAATGAAGTTCATGGTACAGACATACGTGAAGGACATATCTTTATGTGCAGTCGTGCAGGTGAATATCAGCAGTTTGATCTGTGGCCCGATGAGTTCCCAGAATGGGAGCAAGAATGGTGGCGTAGGGTTTATCAATATTATGAAAAGTTTGGATGATACAAGAATAAGTGTTGTTACTTGCAACAGAGATAAATGGACGTTTGAAAAACAATACAAATTAATTGCAAAGTTAGGATACACAGGAGAATATAGTATCTGGTGTAATGAAAAACGTCAAAGTTCTTGGCATCAATGGTTTTATAAACTGCAAAAAAAAGTACCTACTAGTGCAAATGTTATTTTAAATGATATACACACGGTTCCTGGTATATCGCATCCTACTGGTAAAGTGTTGAGCAATTTTTGGCAAGCGCCATACTGGCAACAACAATTTATAAAATTGTGGGATGCTTGGCAAAATAAAAATTACACAACAATCAGCTTAGACAGTAAAACCTGGCCCGTGCATCCTCAATTTTATTTGGCAAATATGCTGTATATGAAGCCAACAAATAAAATAATTGATACACCATTTGATAGAATAAATGATTTTGTAAAAAAATGGACTGGTAAGCCTAGTACAGGCATTACTAGGGGAAATATTCCACCTTTCCCACTAAGCGGACGTTCACTTAGAAAACACATTCCGGACTGGAATCTTTTTATTGAAACAATAAAAAATTTTAACTGGAACGGTTCTACTTTCTCAGAATACTATTTTGTTGAACAATTATATGCGCAAGATAGATATAAACCTAGCGGAATACATCTCGATCATCTTACATTAGATAAACATCAAGGTGATTTAAAAATTTTAAATAAATTATTAGCCACTGAAAAATATCATTATTTTACTCATAAATGGCAAGATCCTACACAGAATTTTATATTAAATGGTAACAAAACATTTAAAATAGTTTACGATAATGTTTCTAAACATATGTTGGATAAATACTAATGAAATATCAGGAGTATTAGAATGGCCGTTGTACAAATTTCAAGAATACAGCATCGTAGAGGTAGAGCAAGGACTAGTGGTGTACCGCAGCTATCAAGTGGTGAACTGGGTTGGGCAGTAGACTTACAAAAACTTTATATCGGCAACGGTAGTGTAAGCGAAGGTGCTCCTGCAACTGGTAATACAGAAATACTTACAACCAAAAGCAATATTCTTGATTTAGTAGGACAATACACTTATAGAACAAATGATAATGTTCAAACTGGTGCAACTGGTGCAACGCCTGTGCAGAGAACAATTGCACAAAAATTAGACGATATTGTTAGTGTAACAGATTTTGGTGCAAACGGCGATGGCTCAGATCAAACAGCAGCATTGCAAAGAGCAGTAGATCAATTGTTTTTATCTCCAATTGGTGGTGAAAATAAAAATATTACATTAAAAATACCTGCAGGAGAATACCTAATTACTTCGCCAATTTACATTCCACCTTTTGCAAACATTATCGGTGACGGAATGGAAAAAACATTGTTAACCGGCACAGGCTCTAGTGTTTTTTATACTAAGAATGGCGATAGTGCTGGTGCAGGAAATTATGCAGAAGATAGTACAAATAGTAGTAGTAACCAACCTAGATACATCAGAATTTCAGACATGACCATTACACATAGCAGTTATGGTGGTACAATTATATTACAAAACTGTAGAGACAGTGAATTTAGGAATATAAGATGTGTAGGTCAATGGAGTTTCGGTGATGGTATAGACGTTGACTACGGTGCATTTAAATTAAGAAGTGGCTCAATCGGATCGCTTGATTGCAACAACAACATTTTTAAAAATATCCACATTGAAAATTATGTATACGGTTACTTTACTGATGACGATGCAAGTTACAATCATTTTGATGGCGGCAAAATGAAAACCTTGGGTTATGGATTTAAGTTTGCTGTGGACGCTGTGCCTGGTGCAGCAGGTCAGGTTACTGGTCCAAGTTACAATACTTTCGAAAACATCAGTTTTAACAATATTAATAACCAGGCTATAATTTGTGATCAAGGCACAACCAATACCAGCAAAAATAACAAATTTGTTTTTGTAGGCAATGATGGAGCCAATAGTCATAATCCACAATCCAGTGTTATTAGATTTGCAAAACATGGTAACCACAGTCTTGGTGATTATTTCCAACGCACGGGCGATCTTACTGTAGATCCAAATTTCAACACAGGCCTATACCCTCCAGAAATTGAAGGACCTATAAATTATGAAAATGCTTATCCTGTCACTACTACTATAGGTGGTATACTTACATATGAATATTTTATGGGATTACCGGCACTAACCGATAGAGGTGTAATAGAAGTTGATTACAAATATACTGCGGAAAACGCACCGGGTCCTGTGCATCGTAGAGGTACTTGGCGACTTGAATGGAACAGAGAACTGAGTGGCACCGATATTGATTTCGGAGATGATTATACTTATTCGGGTAATTCGTCAAAATTAGAAGCTTTGGAATTTAGAGCAACACTTTCTGGAAATAAAATTTTCATTGATTGTCAAAATCTTACACTAGACGAAGGTGTTGATACAGACGAATTTACTTTTACGGTATCCTATCGCTCATAATATGTTTCCAGACAATTATTACAAACGCATCACAGTATGGCAGGATCTACGTAACGATATAGAAACAGCAAAAGATCCGTTTGAGTTGTTGTTCACGTTCTGGAATGCAGTACCTACAAACAGTATAAGTACAGATCCATATGATGAAAAAACTTGGCCAGATCCTTGGGAAATGATATTGCAAAATGACTATTGCGAGTTTAAAAAAATTCTTGCAATTTTGTACACTTTGCAGTTAACAGAACGTTTTTCTAACTCAAGTTTTGAGATACATATAACACTAGACAAAGATAAAAGTAGATACGTTTATCTACTTTCAGTTGACAATACCACAATTGGAATTTATAATAATGGATATATTGGATATTATGAACAAAACAATTTGGTTTCACAAGTCCAGTATTCAGAACTGCCTCAGTATAATTAAAAAACAATAAGGAGATAACATGAGCGATACTACCATGATCGTCAAACGTAGTGGCGATAAAGAACAACTTAACATTGAAAAAATACACAAGGTAGTAGAATACGCTTGTGACGGGTTGGCAGGTGTCAGCAGTAGCTTGATTGAAATGAATGCCAACATTCAATTTTATAATGGTATGAGCTCGGCAGAAATACAAGAAATATTAGTAAGAAGCGCAAATGATTTAATCTCCTTGGACGCACCAAACTACCAATACGCAGCAGCACGGTTACTCAGTTACGGAGTTAACAAAGAAGTATTTGGAGGCTACGAAGCTTGGTCATTAGGCAAAATGATCCAAAAGAATATTGAACGTGGCGTCTATGATGCAGAAATTTTAGAAAAATATACAGCAGATGAAATTGAAAGGCTAGACAGTTACATTCATCATAAAAGAGATGAAAACTTTACATATGCTGGACTAAGACAGGTTGTAGATAAGTATCTTTGTCAGGATAGAAGCAGTGGTCAACTTTTTGAAACACCTCAGTTTATGTATATGATGATTGCTGCAACACTTTTTGCAAACTATCCTAAAGAAACACGTATGCACTATGTAAGGAGATACTACGATGCGACCTCCCTTTTTAGAATCAATATCCCAACGCCAGTCATGGCTGGGGTCAGAACGCCAGTGCGCCAATTTGCAAGCTGTGTTCTTGTTGACAGCGACGATACCCTTGATAGCATCTTTGCCAGCGATATGTCTATTGGACGCTATACTGCGCAAAGAGCAGGAATTGGAATCAACAGCGGACGCATCAGAGGAGTAAATTCCAAGATCCGTGGGGGCGAAGTAGCGCATACAGGTATTATTCCTTTCCTTAAAAAGTTTGAATCAACGGTTCGTTGTTGCACACAGAATGGTGTGCGTGGAGGTAGCGCAACAGTACACTTCCCGTTTTGGCACCAAGAGATTGAAGACATTCTTGTGTTAAAAAACAACAAAGGTACAGAAGACAATCGTGTACGCAAACTAGACTACTCAATTCAACTTAACAAAACAATGTACGAACGTCTACTTAGCGGAGGTGAGATTACATTATTTTCACCACACGATGTGCCAGGATTATATGAGGCATACTTTGGTGATCCAGATGCATTTAAAGAATTGTACGAAATGTACGAACGCAAAACCAGTATTAAGAAAAAGCGCATCGATGCAATGGAACTGTTTAGTGATTTAATCAAAGAACGTGCCGAAACAGGCCGCATTTATATTATGAATGTTGATCACGCAAATACTCACAGCAGTTTTAAAGACACGGTTTATATGAGCAACCTGTGTCAAGAAATTACACTACCAACAAAGCCACTACAGCATATTGATGATCCAGATGGCGAAATTGCACTGTGTATTTTGAGTGCAATCAACGTAGGCACAATCAAATCTTTAGATGACTTAGAAGAACTTTGTGAGCTTGCTGTTCGTGCATTGGAAGAAATTATTGATTACCAACGTTATCCAATTAAAGCAGCAGAGATCAGCACAAAAGCTCGTCGCAGTTTAGGTGTTGGTTATATTGGGCTTGCACATTATCTTGCTAGGAATCACGTTTCATATCAAGACGAGCAGGCTTGGAAGTTAGTACACGATCTAACTGAAGCATTCCAATATTATCTTCTCCGTGCCAGCAACAAATTAGCGCAGGAGCGTGGCGCTTGCGAGTACTTTGATCGCACTAAATACAGCGATGGCATTCTTCCAATTGACACATACAAAAAAGACCTTGATGCCGTAGTGGAGAATAGACTAAACTATGATTGGGATAGTTTACGCAATGATATCAAACAACACGGGCTACGACATAGCACGTTGTCCGCACAGATGCCATCGGAGAGTAGCTCTGTTGTGTCAAACGCTACCAACGGAATCGAACCACCTCGCGGCTACCTGTCCGTTAAGAAGTCAAAGAAAGGGCCTCTTAAGCAGATTGTTCCACAGTATCAAACTCTAAAGAATCATTATACGCTACTTTGGGAGATGTCGGGCAATCAAGGATATATTAATATTGTTGCAGTTATGCAAAAGTTCTTTGACCAAGCTATCAGCGGTAACTGGAGTTACAATCCGACACAGTACCCAGACAACGAAGTGCCAATGAGTGTAATGATCCAAGACTTACTACAAACTTACAAACTAGGATGGAAAACCAGTTATTATCAGAACACTTATGATTACAAAACTGACCCAAGCGAACTAGAAGAAGAAAAACCACAGGTAGAATTACAACCGTCTGAACTAAATGGTAGCGAAGACGAAATGTGCGAAGCCTGCGCAATATAAATAAAAAACACTTGACATACAGCCTTTGTGGCTGTATAGTCATCTATACAGACAGATAAAAGGAATAACAATGTCGAAGACCGTTTTTAACCAAGAAAAAGTTGATTTCACAAAACAAAATATGTTCTTTGGAGAAGATCAAAACACACAACGTTATGATGTGTTTAAGTTTCCAGTCTTCGACAAGTTGAACCAAACCATGCTGGGTTATTTCTGGCGCCCAGAAGAAGTTAGTTTGCAAAAAGACCGTGCAGACTTTGCCAACTTCCGTCCAGAGCAGAAGCATATCTTTACTGCAAACTTAAAGTATCAAACACTATTAGACAGTGTGCAAGGCCGCGGACCATGTTTGGCGTTTTTGCCACACGTAAGTTTACCTGAGCTAGAAGGTTGCATTGTTACTTGGGACTTTTTTGAAACAATTCATAGCCGTTCTTATACACACATTATGAAAAACGTTTATGCTGATCCAGCAGAAGTTTTTGATACCATTTTAGATGACGAAAAAATCATTGCTCGTGCAACCAGTGTAACCAAACATTATGATGCATTCAACGAAGCAGCAGATGCATACTTCCATCGTGGTGAAGGTAGTTTACGTGAAGTCAAAAAGAAAATGTATCTTGCAATGATGACTGTGAACATCCTTGAAGGACTGCGTTTCTATGTAAGTTTTGCTTGCACATTTGGCTTTGGCGAACTAAAACTTATGGAAGGTTCGGCTAAGATTATTTCACTTATCGCTCGTGACGAAGCACAACATTTGGCATTGAGCACACACGTACTAAAACTTTGGGCACAAGGCAAAGACGATCTAGAAATGGCAAGTGTTGCAAAAGAGTGTGAAGAAGAAGTTTACGACCTCTGGCGTGAGTGCGTAGAAGAAGAAAAAGATTGGGCAGAGTATTTGTTTAAAGACGGCTCAATGATTGGACTTAACACAACTTTGCTTGCTCAATATGTTGAATATATTGCAAATCGTCGCTTGAAAGCATTAGGGCTAAATGCTATCTTTGATGCACCTGTAAATACAAATCCTCTACCGTGGACACAACACTGGTTGTCCAGTTCGGGTTTACAGGTTGCACCGCAAGAAACAGAAGTTGAAAGCTACGTAATTGGTGGAATCAAGCAAGATGTAAACAAAGATAGTTTGAAAGGATTTAGTTTATGATACACATTTGGGGTAAGCCAGCTTGTCCTAGCTGCACAAAAGCAAAAGCATTGTGCGAGCAACGTGGATATCAGTTCGAATATTTAGAACTAGGCAAAGATTTTGACAGAGATGCAGTGCTTGCAGAATTTCCAGAAGCACGTACATTTCCACAGATTGTTGTAAGTGGGGTAAAGGTAGGCGGTTACGAACAGTTTACAAAATACATTGAAGAAACTAATTACACAGGCACAGGATATACTTTATGATTATTGAAACACCGTATAAACAAAATGATACAATTACATTACGTACAGTTGCAGGAGACGAAGTAGTTGCACGTTTTGCTGAAGAAGATGCTAATAGTGTAACAGTGACTAAACCACTGGCAGTAATGGTATCACAGCAAGGTTTAGGTTTAGGTCCTTGGACTTTTACAGTTGATCCTCAACAGAAAATTACAATAAATAAAAATACTTTAGTATTTGTACACAAAACAGAAGCAGAAATGGCAAAACAATATGTTTCTAGTACAAGTGGATTAGCAATGGTTTAGGAGCAAAAAAATGCCCGGAGTGGTTAGAGCAGAAGTTGATAAGCATATAGGACACGCAAGTCCTACACCAAATGATTTCCACCAATTTGCCTATACCACTTCGAACACGACTGTTTTTGCAAACGGTTACCCTATTGTTAGATCAGGAGACAAAACAGAGTGCGGTGATCCTGTTGTTGGCACAAGTTCGAATGTTTATGTTGAAGGTGAGCTTGTTCATAGACAAGGGGATGCCACTGGCGGTCACGGTAGTTGGGTGCCTAATGCTGCTGCCACAGGAAGCGGAGATGTAATCGCAAATGGCAGTTAGCTACGGTACATTTAATTTTCCTCCAAACCCGGACATTGCTGGTTTATTGCAACAAGCAGCAGAAGAAACAGATCCTGTGCGCAAGGCACAACTGACTGCACAAGCATATGCTGTAACTGCTCCTCTTACCGAAGAAGAAAAAAGTTTATATTCTTATTTACAACAAGGATATATAGAAAATAATCCTGGACTAGTTGGTAATAGACAAACTAGTTATGTAGGAATACGTACTTTAGACGACATCACAGAATAAATACTGTATGGCTATTATCACGAGAGCAGACAAGGGTTCTGCATTAACCTATAATGAAATGGATGCAAACTTTGAAGCCATCGCACCTCGCGACAGTGCTACAGGATCAGTTCAAATTCCATCAGGCACAACATCTGAAAGAACAGCGACACCTCAGATAGGGCAACTTAGATTCAACACCACAGCAAACGCTTTTGAAGGTTACATTGCGGGAAATTGGCAAAGTTTAATAGCAGGCAATTCCGGTGAAATCAACCAAAACGCTTTTAGTGAATTTATAGTGAGTGGTCAAAACAATGTAGCAGCTGATAATAAAACTGATAGTTTAACCTTGGTTGCAGGAACCAATATCAGTATTACAACAGATGCTGTAAATGACAGCATTACCTTTACTAATACATTTACTCAAGATTTTGCTTTTGCTAGTTTGACAGGCACACCTACAACCATTGCAGGTTATGGTATTACAGACGCATTTGATGGAGCATACAGTTCATTAACAGGTGCGCCAACTAATGTAAGCGCATTTACAAATGATTCGGGTTATCTAACATCATTTACAGAAACAAATGATCTAAGTTCAGCAGTAACTTGGGCTAATGTGCCTGATGCTAATATTACTGAATCAAGTGTAACACAACACCAAGCAGCACTCAGTATTACAGAGTCGCAAATAAGTGATTTAGGTGCCTATTTGACAACAGAAACAAATGATTTATCAAGTACTGTCACATGGGCCAATGTTCCAAACGCTAATATTACTGAATCAAGTGTAACACAACACCAAGCAGCACTCAGTATTACAGAATCACAAATAAGCGATTTTGGAACTTATCTTACAAGCGAAACTACAACAACACTTATTAGTGACAGTGTGAATCAAAGATTACGATACACTGACGAAACTGGTACAGTAAATAATATTAATCTTAGCTGGGCAGTAGACGATACAAACCTAGCACGTATTACAAGCGGTAGTGTGGCAGCTGATACTGGTATAGCAACTTTCACACGTGACGATGCTAGTTCGTTTACAGTGGACTTTAGTGCATTGTTTGATGACACCAACTTAGCAAGAATTACAGCAGCAAGTTTTAACACTGGCAATGGTGTGTTGACGCTTACAAGAGGTGGCGATGCAACCACTGTCACAGTGGATTTAGATGGAAGATATTTGACAGGTTATACTGAAACAGATCCAGTTGTAGGTGCAATCAACGGATTAGTTAAGTCAGACGGTAGTGGAAATATTTCAGCAGCAGTGGCTGGAACAGATTATAGTACATTTAATGGTACATTCGGTGCATTAACTGGTACACCAACAACTATTGCTGGTTACGGAATAACAGATGCATTTGATGGTGCATACAGTTCGTTAACAGGCACTCCAACATTTATTACTGCTCTACAGGATGATACAACACCAACACTTGGTGGTGATCTAACAGTAAATAACGCCGATATCCTGATAGGAGACTATGATTATATCTATTTTGGCGACGATAGCGACTTGCAAATTGGGCACGAGTCAAACTTCGGCGGAAACAACTTTATTAGATCGCTAAATGAAACATTGTCTATTCAAGCGCAAGATTTGTATATTGAAAATGCATCTAGTCAAGAAATAATTAGAACAAACTCTACAGGTCAAGCTATAATTAGCTATGCGGGTAGCTGGAGATTAAGAACTGTTGCTGATGGAACAGATGTTGATGCTGATTTAAATATTGGCGGTAACGTAGACGCTAACTTCAGTGATACATCTTCTATTAATATGGGAGCTGGCGGCCTTGTTGATATTCTTGGAACAGACACTCAATGTCCCGATTTAGAGATTCAACATTTAAATAGCAGTGGCTATATTAGAAGTTGGCACGGAGATCTTGTATTATGGGCAGCAGGAACTGGAGCTTCTCATGATGTAAGAATCTTAGGATCTCGATCTGATAATTCATATGGTGGCACACCATATTTTGAAGCTGACGGATCTACTGGTGAGGCAAAGCTTTTCCATTACGGAACACAAAGGGTTACTACAAAATCTACAGGCGTTGAACTTAAAAATACTACCGGTGCCACTGGCGTTACTACAGTAACAGACGGTACTAATACAATACAGCTTAATACTGATATTAGTGGCACACAGCAGATTACATCAACTGGAGAAATGCATATCAACTTCGGTAGTTCGGGTTGGACTGTCAAGTCTTCTGGTACTGAGCTTATATTCTCGTATGGTGGTTCGAATAAAATGAAAATAGATTCAAGTGGTAATCTAACAGTGACAGGTAATGTTACTGGTTATGGAACAGTCTAATGGCTCTACAAGCATCAGGTGAAATTTCTCTCAATGACCTGCACATAGAAGCTGGAGGCACCAGTGGAACTCAGTGTACTCTTAATGATGAAGATATTAGAGGACTGATAGATAAAGCTTCTGGCGCTGCATCTAGCTTTAATCAGTTTTACGGCGCATCTGCTGGCTTCACTGTTTCTACAAACACTCAAGAGATGGATCTTGCAACTTATGCTACTGCGCAAGGCTGGGATGGAACTTCTGCCGTAACCTTAAATATATCTTCTGGAGTTTATGTTTGGTCTAATGATGTTAATGGCGCAGGATTGACTATTGCTGGATCTTTCCCAAACGGTGTTATTATTAATAATGAAGGCTATATTATAGGTAAAGGTGGTGCCGGCGGTGGTGCCGGTAATGGACTCTACGGCGGCGATGCTATTATCATAACTACGTCTGATTCTGTTACTATTAATAATTTATCCGGTGCCTTCATCGCAGGTGGCGGTGGTGGTGGAGCAAGCTCTAGTGCGGCCTATCCATGGAGAGCAGGTGGCGGTGGTGGTGCAGGTGGCGGATCTGGAGGACCTTCTGGTAATGCTGGTGGATCAGTCGGAAATGTAGGAACAGATGGTCCTAACGGCGTTAGAGGTACAGAAGGCGGTCACGGCGGTGGTGCAGGTGGTGGTTCTGGAGTAACATTCTGGGATGAAGGCACGAGCTTTAGTGGTGGCGGGGGCGCCGGCGGACGTATTTTGCCAGGCACTGGAGGTACTGGTGGTTTCTTAAGCAATGCTAATTCTGGCTCAAGTAATAATATTTCTGGCGCTGCAGGCGGTTCTGCAGGAAATCCAGGCGCTACCGGCGGATCAGATTCTCGTAGTTCTACTACAGCAGCAGGATCTGGCGGCGGCTGGGGCGCAGCTGGAGGAAACGGCGGTGGTGGTACTGGTGGCGCCGGTGGTGCTGCTATTACAGCAACCAATTCAATTACTGTTATAAATAACGGTACAATTTATGGAACATACTAATTGACGTAAAAAGTAAACACATAAAAACATTGACAACTGTATAAAAGTCTATTATAATCGTACTATGGAATTCATTGATCAGGATAGAAGAAAATATTTAATAACCGATACTGATCAGTGGCCTTTATCTTTAAAAGAAAATGCTATATGTAAATTAACAATTGATATAGACAACGATTTATGGAATCAGTGTTGTGAAATAACAAAAACACTTGAAAATCCAAAGATTAGAGGAGCACTGCAAATGTACAAGTGGCCTGATTGTAAGCCGTTTGATAACCTAAAGAAAAAATTAGAAATTTTTAAAGATGATGTTTCTAATTGGTTTATAATGAGTCAAAGCGGAAAAAATCATGTTTATCCGCACAATGACCCTGTTAGAAAATGTTCTGTGTATATTCCTTTATTACCCAAAGGTGACGATTACACACCTTTAGAAATTTTTTATCAAGATGAACAATATGGTATTCCTATGAATAACGTTCCTACAGTTTACGTTTGGAATCCACAAGTTAAACACGCAGTGTATCAATTTGGACAGAGTAGATACAATGTTCAAATGACTATGAAAATCGCATATCAAGAGTTCTTTGAAAAATACAAAGACCTGATTGATATCTAATATAGAGTATAAAGTATGAAAAAAATTATTACAGATGTTGATGGTGTTTTATTAGATTGGAACAAAAAATTCAACAGTTGGATGGAAGACGAAGGATTTGTTGTGAGTAATCCTGAAAGTTATGTTATTCATAAAAGGTATGACATTAATAGAGAACAAGCAAATGGTTTGGTCAAAGATTTCAATGAAAGTGTTTGGTTATCACATTTGGATTACTGGAATGATAGTAAAGATGGTGTAGAAAAACTAGTTTCAAATGGATATACTATTGATATTTGTACAGCAGTTGGCACCAATGAATACATTCAAGAAACAAGGAATAGACATTTAAGATATTTGTTTAGTAAAACTACATTTGATAAGATGCATTACGTAGGAAATGACGCTCCAAAGGATAATATACTGGAGCAGTACAAAGATACTGGAATGTTTTGGCTTGAAGACAAAGTAGAAAATGCTGTCGCAGGTTTAAAATATGGACTTAAACCTATTTTAGTTTCTCATCCTTGGAATACGTGGTTTGAACATAAAGATGTGACAAGGGTACACAGTTGGCAACAAATTTGCGAGATAATTTTAAATGAGTGATACTCATGAACAAATTAAGTTAGCATTTGCAACTTACATCAAAGAAATAGAAAACTTTGAGGATAATGGTGTAAAGGTTAGTGCAGTTCGTGCAAGACAAGCACTTAATGATTTGAAAAAACTCATACCTGATCGCAGGCAAGAAATACAACAAATGAAAAATGACTTATGATAGAATATAAATTTGATAATACTAAAATTTTAGTGTGTGAAGATACTGCCAGATGTTTAGTATCTTTTCCTACACAGGATAACAAAAACCAAATTATAGATTTTATTGCCAAAAGCAACTTTATAACTGCTGGTGTATATTGCAATGATATTGATCTACTTAAAGAAATGAATTTTTATCTAGCTGGAGAAATGATCACTGAAATTAAACAATATAATTTACTGGAAAAACAATTCACATAAATATAAAATGAAAAACACTAATGTTCAAACCGTAGAAAAAAATTATATACATTTGTGGATAATACATATTCCTGCAATATTGGGTATATTATATTCTTTTTACATATTTCCACTTTTAGTCTGTATTTTATTAATAGTATTTGCATATTTACTAGCCACATTTTCCGTAAGTGTTGGATATCATAGATATTTTACTCATCAATCTTTTAAAACTAATAAATTTTGGCATTATACATTATTCTTTTTATCAACATTATCTGGTGCAGGTCCTATACCTGTTTGGGTTACTGCACACAATACTCATCATAAATTTAGTGACAAAGAAGGGGATCCTCATTCTCCAAAAATTTATGGAAGAATAGGCGCATTTTTTACAGGTTGGTTTGCTTGGCCTACACCGAAAGATAAAAAAATACAAGAATTAAGTTACGGTATATGGTACAAACGTTCAAAGTTAATGAAATTTACCACTGATTACTATATTTTTATAAATGTTTGTGTGTTGATTGGTTTGTTCTTAATTTCGTCAATTTTATTTTCATTATATTGTTTTCATTGTATACTGGTGTTGACTCATTCTTCAATAGTTAATACTTGGGGACATTGGTACGGTGAGTCAAAAAATTGGGATAATGCAAAATATTTACTGTGCTGGTTTGACTTACTATATCACGGAAATCATCATAAAACTCCGTATAGATACAGGTTTGGACCCGTTGACCCTAGTGCCACTGTTATTGAACTTATAAAGTCTAATTAATAACCTATGTTAGCGCCTACATTTTTAATCTTTGTAAATACAGTATGTTGAGAAACGACCTTAAAGAAGAATACAGAATATTTTTTATGGTTAAAGGCCACCTCGACGCATCACCTCAAACAGTAATAGATAGTTACAACGGATACTTTCGTCGACTATGGATAGATGGAAGTAACGGCGCACCTTTGTACGACTATGAAGAACAGTTCGAACAAGCATGGAGAGACAGACAGAATGGTTTCACGGAAGATACAAGAACTTAGTAACGACGACTTGTCGTATTTAGAAAAACTACTAGGCGATCAGTTTGCCAAAGAGTTAGAACAAGATAAAACTTGGTCACAAAAGAACAATTATGATCGCCCAGGTGAAAAGAAAAGCAGAATCATTCGTTTAATGAATGCTATACGTGCTCAAAAAGATATCAAAAAACGCACAGCAGAAAAGTGGTAAAATAAATACTTGTATGCAAATACAAGACTTTTTTGACACCGCAACCAAAACGGTTAGTTATGTTGTAATTGACGACAGCAAACAATGCGCTATCATAGACAGCGTACTAGACTTCGATTTTGCAAGTGGCAGAACCAACACTGCCAATGCAGACAATATTATCCAATATATCCAAATGCACAACTTGACAGTTGAATGGATATTAGAAACACACGTTCACGCAGACCATTTGAGTGCAGCACCTTACCTACAAGAAAAACTAGGTGGTGATATTGCTATTGGCGCACACATAATGACAGTGCAAGAAACCTTTGGTAAGATATTCAACGAAGGCACAGAGTTTGAGCGTGACGGTAGTCAATTTGATAGACTGTTCCGTGAAGGTGATGAGTTTATGATTGGCGAACTACGTGCTCGAGTAATGCACACTCCAGGACATACACCTGCCTGTTTAACCTATCTAATAGAAGATGCTGCCTTTGTAGGTGACACAATGTTTATGCCAGACTTTGGTACAGCACGATGTGACTTTCCAGGAGGCAGTGCCGCAGACTTGTATGACAGCATTCAAAAGATACTTGCTCTACCAGATGAAACACGTATCTTTGTGGCACACGATTACGCTCCAGGCGGGCGTGATTATGCTTGGGAAACAACTGTAGGCGAACAGAAAGCAAAGAACATACAGATTGCTGGTAAAAGCAAATCGGAGTATGTTGAAATGCGTGAAGCCCGTGATGCTAAACTGAGTATGCCACAACTGATACTGCCCAGCATACAAGTTAATATGCGAGCAGGTGAAGTACCAGAAGTTATAAAAATACCGGTTGACAAACTTTAATCAAATGTGTTATAAATAGTGTGTTAGCGTTGAAGCAACGTGGACACATACTGGACTGCGGGGCGGTACCGCACTCGTCCACCATAAGCACACTAGGAGAAATCACTCTCTATCACTGAAAGGTCAATAGTGTGTTTTTTATGGGCGAGAAATAGGATCGACAGGTGTGAAAGTGAAGTGGAGTTAACCGGGTAACAGCGTAATAGGTTAAACTTTATAACTGCAAACACAAACGCAGCGCCAGCAATGGCAATCGCAGCCTGATTTAGGTATGCGGGGTATGGGTTCCACCTAGCAACAGAACGGGCCCAACACACACAACAAAGGATAATCATATATGAAATTATTTAGACTATTAGCCGCATCACTCTTGTTGATGGGGTCTTTCGGCGTGGCAGCACAGGCTGCTGACAAAGTTAAAGTTGGCTTCATTTATGTTGGCCCAATTGGCGATCATGGATGGACATATAGGCACGACATTGGTCGTCAACAAGTAGAAGAAGCATACGGAGATAGAGTTGAAACAACTTATATTGAATCAGTACCTGAAGGTGCAGATGCTGAACGTGTGCTAACACAAATGGCACTGCAAGGACATGACATTATTTTTGCAACATCATTTGGTTATATGGATGCAGTAGAAAGAGTTGCTAAGAAGTTTCCAAACGTAAAGTTTGAACACGCAACAGGCTACAAAACAAATGGCGTGAATAGTTCAAACTATGGACTGCGACTATATCAAGCAAGACACGTACAAGGTGTTATTGCAGGTATGATGACCAAAACAAATAAAATCTGTTATGTGGCAGCGTATCCAATTCCAGAAGTGATCCGTGAAATCAACACATATTACTTGGGTGCCAAAAGTGTGAACCCAGATGTAGATATTGATATTGTTTGGGTGTTCACTTGGTATGATCCAGCAAAAGAACAAGATGCGGCTGTTGCTCTAATGGACCAGGGCTGTGATGTGATTGCACAACACACAGACTCGCCTGCTCCATTACAGGCAGCAGAAGTCCAAGGCAAGATTGGTTTTGGCCAGGCATCAGATCAAATCAATTTTGCGCCAAAAGCACAACTTACAGCAACCATTGACAACTGGGGTCCATACTATATTGAAAAAGTAGGACAGGTACTAGACGGTACTTGGACACCAATGTGTGATGGTCCAGACGGATGCTACTTTGGACATATGAATGACGGGTCAGTTGAGATGGCACCATTTACAAATATGCCAGCAGATGTGGCAGCAAAAGCAGCAGAAGTAAAAGCAGCTATTACAGCAGGTGAATACTTTGCTTTCACAGGTCCACTAAACGACAACAAAGGCAATCAAGTGTTGGCAGCAGGTGAAGTTGCTGATCGTGCGCATCTTGACACTATGATGTATTATGTTGAAGGTATTAACGCAGAGGTACCTAACTGATGATACCTATTATCGATTTAAAAGCAGCAGACGCTTTGGATCGTATTGACGAAGCCTACACTACCGTGGGCTTCGCCGTCTTTACAAATGCGTTGGATGCTGAAGACAATACCAATATGAAGAACTGGCAACAGCAAATGAAAGCATTCTTTGATTTGCCAGATAGTGTAAAAAAGCAGTATCCTTATGAAGGTGATACCAATTTAGGATACAGCATGGTCGGAGACGAAAACGTAGATCCTACGGCACCCAAAGATATAAAAGAATCATTTAACTACAACAATATGCGTATGCCTGATCATTTGTGGCCAACAGAACTTTCGGGTTTCAAAGAGAGTGCATTACAAAGCATAGATATTGCAGATAGACTTACACTGCGTATCTTGGGCAAGTTTGACGAAATACTTGACACAGGCACTACACTGGTAGATGCACATTCAGAACCATTCAATACCACAAGAGTTATTCACTATCCTGCTTATGACGGACCTGTTGAAAACAAACAGATGCGTATTGGTGAACATTCAGACTATGGCACTATTACTTTGCTATGGCAAATCAACGATGTACCAGGACTCGAAGTGCAAGACTTAACGGGTGCTTGGCATCCAGTACCATATGCAGAAGATGGCATAGTGGTTAATATTGGTGACTTGTTACAGCGTTGGACAAACGATTACTTTGTTAGTACCAAACACAGAGTTGTTAATAGCCATATTCATCAACAGCGTTATAGTATGCCACACTTTGTTGATCCTACACCAGGCACACAAGTATTCAACTTGCGCAAAGGTGAAGCAGCAAAGTATCCGCCTATTGAATCAAAAGAATATTTGATGTGGCGTTTAGCACAGAGTTATTAAAAATGGAATTTAAAAGTTTAAATGGTGTTGCAACACGAGTAGACAATGTAGACATTGTAGACTTGAGTCAAAATGACGCAGATCTTATAAAACAAACTTTGCAAAAAGATTTAATTGTAGTTCTTAAAAATCAAAATAGACTACCTTATCATTTTGTAAATTTTGTAGAAAAGATAGGAACTGTAGCAAACTATAGACAATTTATTTACACCAAAGAAGGAGAGTTTTATATGGATAAGACTCCTCCTAATACAAATCAATGGAAAAAAGAAAAGGAACTTTATCCTATACAACGAACCACTGCTAAGAAGAATAAAAAAGGAATTACCACAGGAATTTTTTCTAGTGGTATTTTGGATTGGCACGCCAACTTAAATGGATTAGATAGAGCAGATGGTGTAGCTTTACAGGGCTATGAAGGATGCGAAAATACAAGCACAAGTTATTTAAACACCAGTCTTGCTTACAATGATTTAGAAGAAGACTTTAAAAAACAATTAGAAGGTGTGCATTGTGAATATGAATATACACCAGAAGTATGGGCAAAGGGTTTGCCCGAAACACAATACAAAATGATGAAAAAAGACGGACAAGAAGGTCCTTATAAGATGTGGTTGCTTCAACAAAACATAGCAGGTGTGAAAGGTATCTACTTTTACACAAATAATAAGTGTAAAATTATTACAGAAGACCACACTTTATTTCAACGATTGTATGATCATGTGTTTCAAGAAAAATATATCTATCAGCATTGGTACGAGCCCGGAGATATTGTTTTAATGGATCAATTGTTAACATTACACAAACGTGATCAAAATGATCCAGATATTCTTGCAAAAAGAGTTCTCCACAGGATAACTTTTAGAATTAGTAACTACAATAATTTTATAGCAGATAACAACAAAATCTAATGCTACAATTTTACACACCCGTGTATGCTTGACTTTCTATTTTTTCCATGCTATATATACTACACACAGAGACAAAAGGATTTTGTTATGAACACTAAACCAAAACCCATTGGTTGGGCAACAACTATTTCAACACTGTTTTCTATGCCACGTGAAATGTGGGACAGTGTAATGACCATTGAAAAATCACCACTACGCAACTTAGACCCAATGGTAGCACATATGGTATTCCAGTGCTTATTCTTTATATGGAGCGGATTGTTTGCCGTAATGGTAGGCAGTTATGTAGTGTTTGGCATCAGTGCTATTGCACATATGGCTCTTATCACTGGTGTAACACTTACAGCAGTGACATTCCGTCAAGCAGAAAACAATCCAGAATCAATCAACAAACTTATCAAGTCAGGTAAGAAATACAACGGCCGAGCAGCCGATGGAGAACACGTATGAGCGAACAAACAAACTATTGCACATTAAAAGGCCTCGGTTGGGCTTTTTTGATTATTACATTCTTTATGGTGGGCGTTCCTGTCTTGCTTGCTGATCAAAAGTATTGCAAGCAAAGTATCCTACTGCCTTGCTTTCCTTGGAGCGAAACAAATGGATAAAGAACAAAAGCAAACAGAACAAGACGAGTTTGCAGGATGGGGAAGTTAATGACAGAAGCATGGACTGCTGGAATGATACTGGCATTTATTATCATAGGTGCTGTGTATATTGCAGTATCGGAGATGAATAAATGATTAAAGAATTTGTAAGAAAAATACCTGAATTTTGTATGACACATTGGCTCATACGCATACCACTGATTGTGGTATTCCTACAGCAAGGCTTTGCCAAATGGCCTATTGATGCAGAAACCGCAGCAGCATTTGAACTGACACTGTTGGTTTGGACTTTTGTGGTGCTAGGTGAAATTGGCGCAGGCTTTGGGTTGATCGTAGGTGGCTTGATGGATTATGTCAAACGCCTAAAAGAGTTTGGTGACTTGATCACACGCTTTAGTGGCATTGTCATAACAGGTATTATGACAGGTGTGATTTGGGTAGGCCAACCTGATAGCTTTATGGATGTGATCCTATATGACAACTTTCATGTACTACTTTGGGTAGGTGGAATGTACTTTGCTCTGCGAGGTAATCGTACTTGACTTGGTTATATTTTATAATAACTTACGGATGGTTTTTAGGTATGATACTATTTGCTTGGGCAATGGAACCTAAACCTAAAAAAGGCAATAGTGGTGTAAGATTATGAAGTGGCTTATTGTATTCGTTATGTTGGAAGCAGAACCTTTTGCACTAAAGACTCTGCCGTTTGAAACACAAAACGAATGCAAAGCCTATATCAATGATCCTGCTAACAGCGATAGACTTGCAATAGAAGTGATTGATGTGGCAGGATTTAACGATACTATATTAAATGTGGCTTGTATGCCCGCAAACAAAATAACGAGGGAGATGTTGAATGAAACCGAACAAGAAGTTTGAGTTATCAGTAGAAGATTTAGAATTAATCGAGTTGGCTCTTTTTAATGCACAAATAAAAGCAGACCAAAAAGGCAAGCGACAAGTACAAGAACTTTTAGGACGACTGCACAATCAAAAAAATTGGTATCGTCCGAAAGACGCAATCTACGTAGGAGGATAAAAGATGCGGATTTTAACTACACTAGGACTATTAATGGCAATGGCTACAAGTGCCTTTGCTGAATCAGCCACAGTTGAAATGTGGAACAAAGACCCAGACGACAAAAAACGCAAAATGGTGTTCTCACAAGAGATTGTAACCATTGAACCAGGGGAAAGTGTAACTTGGTTGGCAACAGACAAAGGACACAATGTCGAAATGATTGACGGTCCAGATGGATACAAATTGCCAAAGAAATCAAAACTATCAAAAGATGTAACATTGACATTTGATCAACCAGGTGT